TATTCTTACTTGGCAATTAATCACCCTGAGTTAATTGAAGATGAATTCTTCCGTCCTCACGATACTGCAGTTATTACTATCCCACAAAAAGCACCAATGGGTTCAATTGTAAGACACGAGTCAGTATTTCAAATGTTGGAACGTGTGAAAAAAGTATCACAAGAGTGGATTAAACCAGGACACAGAAGTGGACAAAACACACATAACGTTTCTGCAACAGTTTCAATCAAAGAGGATGAGTGGGATTTAGTTGGTGATTGGATGTGGAACAATAGAGATTTCTATGACGGATTATCTGTATTACCATATAATGGAGGAACATACACACAAGCACCGTTTGAAGATTGTACAAAAGAACAATTTGAAACACTACTTTCAGCACTTAAAGATGTTGATTTAACCAAAGTTGTTGAATTACAAGATAACACTGACTTACGAGGAGAAGCTGCGTGTGCGGGAGGTGCGTGTGAAATTGTATAAGTTATGAAAGTTCAGTGGGGAAATAATGTTACGTTAACATATCAAGTATTGTTGGCGTTCTATAATCTTAGAAAAAAAAATTAAAATGAATTTAGGTGCATCTAAAGATTGGGTACAACAATTATATGTTAGAGAGTTTGGACCGAAACTTCAACCAACTGACTTTTATTATAATGAACAAGGAAATATGGTTATGACTGAAGAGTATCATAAACGTAGGGGTAGTTGTTGTGGTAGTGGATGTAGACATTGCCCCTATGAACCACTTCACCAAAAAGGTAATAAAAACTTAAAAAAGTCCTTACGAAAGTAAGGATTTTTTTATTTATATAAAATATTAAGCTATTATATTTATATGATATGGCAAACGGTATAACATATGGTATTAATTTTCCATTTAGACAAAGTCAAGTTGGAAAATATCTTTCATTGTCTGAAACCACCGAAGAAGAAATCAGAACAGATTTGGTACATTTACTTTTAACAAGAAAAGGAAGTAGGTACTATTTACCAAATTTTGGAACAAGACTATATGAGTATATATTCGAACCACTTGACGGAGATACTTTTGATAGTATTAAAACAGAAATTGAAGAGTCCGTAAAACAGTTTATACCAAATCTAACAATACAAAATGTTGTTGTTGAACCCTATACTGAATCTGAAATGTCGGTTGGTGATTTAAGACCTGAACAATTTGATATACCTGTTTATAGGGTGCCAGGTGCAAACACGGAGGAGTATACTGCAAAAATTCGTATTGAATACATAGATGAAAACAATCCATTTGGTAGTAGAGAGTTTATAATTATTAATTTATAATAGAATGGCAAATAGAAAAATATCATATACTGAAAGAGATTTTGAAGGGTTAAGAAACGATCTTATTGATTACACAAGACAGTATTATCCCGACTTAATTCAAAATTTTAATGACGCATCGGTTTTTTCCGTTTTAATGGATTTAAACGCAGCAATTGGAGACAATTTAAATTTTCATATAGATAGAAGTATACAAGAAACAGTACTACAATATGCTCAACAAAGATCATCTATATTTAATATTGCAAGAACTTACGGACTTAAAGTTCCTGGTTTCAGACCTTCTGTTGCGATAGTTGACATTTCAATTACAGTACCGGCTTTTGGGGATGCTGAAGATGTTAGGTATTTAGGTATATTAAGAACAGGCACACAATTTAACGGGGGAGGAACCACTTTTGAGACAGTGTATGACATAGATTTTTCATCACAATTTAACAGAGAAGGATTTATTAATAGAACAAAAGTTCCGATTTTTAACGGTAATAATAATTCAGTAACAAGTTATATTATAACTAAAAGAGAAGTTGTGGTTAATGGTACAACCCAAGTTTTTAAAAAAGTAATTAATCCACAAGACGTAATACCTTTTTATAATTTCTTTTTACCTGATAAAAATGTTTTAGGAGTAACATCTATAATTCAAAAAGAAGGTACGACTTATCAGGCTACACCCTCATTTTCTGAATTTGCAAGTTCCACTAATAGGTGGTATGAAGTGGATGCTTTGGTTGAAGATACTGTATTTATTGAAGACCCAACAAAACCTGTTGATGAAGCTGGGGTAAAGGTTGGTAGATATATAAAAACAGATAATAGATTCATAACTGAATACACACCTGAAGGTTTTCTTAAAATCCAATTTGGTGCGGGTACTGTTACACCTGATGAACAATTAAGACAATTTACAACTACAGGAATACCTTTAAAATTACAAAACTTTCAAAATAATATAGGACTTGGGCTCACTGTAAAACCAAACACTACCCTTTTTGTTCAATATAGAACAGGTGGTGGGTTATCAAGTAACATAGGTGTTGGTGCAATTAATCAAGTTGGGTTAGTTGATTTTGTGGTAAACGGCCCATCAGAAATTATTAACAACAATGTCATTCAATCGTTGAGAGTAAATAATGTCACCGCAGCAATTGGAGGTGCAAACCAACCAAGTGTTGAAGAAGTAAGAAATATGGTGACATATAATTTTTCGGCACAAAAAAGGGCGGTTACTATTAATGATTACAAATCTTTAATTGATACAATGCCAGGTAATTTTGGGGCACCTGCTAAAGTTGCTATATCTGAAGTTAACAATAAAATTTCAGTAAAAATATTATCTTATGATAGTACGGGGGTTTTAACTCAAACCGTCTCTAACAATCTAAAAACAAATTTAGCAACATACTTGTCAAAATATAGAATGATAAACGACTATATCTCGATTGAAGTTGCTAAAGTTATTGATTTAGAATTTGAATTTTTTATTGTTCTTGACAGTCCTGGTTCACAAGGAGATGTTATTACACAGGTAATTAATAGTGTGAATAATTATATGTTACCTTCAAATAGAGAGCTTGGACAAAATGTTAATGTTTCTGAAATAAGAACAATTGTTCAAAATATATCAGGGGTAAATGCTCTTACGGATTTGAAAATTTACAATAAAGTTGGTGGGTTATATTCTTCATCAGAAACATCACAAAGATATATTAGTGTTGTGACTAAAGAAATAGAACTTATTGATAGTACAATCTTTGCTGAACCCGATCAGATTTATCAAATTAGATTCCCAAACAAAGACATAAAAGTGAGAGTTAAAAATCTTACTACAGTCGACTTTTCATAAGATTGTTTATTTTGTTTGATATGATATTACTTTTTAAAAGTAAGTCAATAACTATTTATCAACAAAGAAAAAAATGTTCAAAAGCTATAGAATCAAGGCGAAACCAGGTTCAGACAAAAATATCCAAATGAAAATCGATCAAGATTTTGATTTGATAGAAATTTTGTCTTTAAAATTAAAACAAGAAGATTTATATACTAAATTTTGTGCCGATTATGGTGTGATTGCTGGTAGGGTAATTGCAAACGGAGGGTATGGAGTACCTAATGTTAGTATTTCTGTTTTTGTGCCCCTTAGTACTGAAGACGAAGTTGATCCAATTATCTCAACTTTATATCCTTACAAATCTATTTCTGATAAAAACGAAGATGGTTACAGATATAATCTACTACCGTATGTACAAGAGTATGGTGGACATACACCTACAGGAACTTTTCCTGACAGAAATGATTTATTAACAAGAACTGAAGTATTAGAGATATATGAAAAATATTATAAATTCACAGTACGTACAAACGATAGTGGTGATTTTATGATTGTTGGTGTTCCTTTAGGGATGCAAAGTGTTGTTATGGATATGGACATATCTAACATTGGATGTTTTTCACAAAGACCTGCAGATTTAATAAGAATGGGGATAGGTGTTGAAGGACAATTTGCTGGACCTCAATTCAGGGCTAATTCTAATTTAGCGATGCTTCCACAAATTATTAATGAAGTTAAAGAAGTGGAAGTTGATCCTTTTTGGGGGGATGACGAGTATTGTACAATTGGAATAACAAGAGTCGATTTTGATTTGCGTGATTCAGGAATTGAAATTTCACCACAAGCAATTTTTATGGGTTCTATATTTAGCAATTCTGATGAAGACGAATTAAAGGTAAGTTGTAAACCAAGTTTAAATACAGGGGCTCTTTGTGATATGGTTACGCAATCAGGAAAAATTTTAGCAATAAGACAAACTATTAATAGCGATTCTATTGGATTTCCTGTTTTAGAAGAATATAAATTTGAGGATGGTGGTAACATAATTGATGATAACGGGACTTGGTTAGTTGAAGTGCCGATGAATCTTGACTATATAACAACAAACGAATTTGGAGAACAAATTTTGTCTAACGATCCAACGGTTGGAATACCAACGAAGGCAAAATATAGATTCAGGATTCAATATCAAAATGAAGACCCACAAGGTTCAACAATAATAAGAGCTGATTATTTAGTTCCAAATATAAAAGAATATGGTTGGTTATCTACAAGTTTAAATGAACCTGATGACACAGATTTACAAAGAAAGTCATATGCGTTTAGTTTAGATTGGAATGATTATGGGGATACGGGAACCACATTGGGGTTACAAATCATACAAGAAGCGGTTGATTGTGAGGATAAATTTTTTGAATTTAATTATAATCGAGTTTATACAGTATCGGGACATATAGATAGATGGAAATGGGGATATATACCATCTAGAATTTTAGGAATTAAAGAAATAACAGAAAGGGCTTGTACAGCGACAACAAATAGGTTTCCAACAAATGATGCACAATTTAGGTTTGATATCATATTTTTTGTTGTGTATTTCACATTAGGGTTATTTTATCCGTTAATATACATTTTCATTGTTGTATTACACGTACTTGCTTGGCTTTATGATATTATTGTTAGGTTATGGAATAAATTAGCCAATTTTTGGAATGATAACATTGTAAGTTTATGTTATAAAATAAATGATGTTTTTGATAGTCTTGGGTGGGGAGAGGCTTTCAATTGTGAAAAGTGGGCATTAGAATTAATGGAGCCACAAAATCCATTTGCAAGATATTCTTTACCAATGTTATCATATCCTGATTGTGATAATTGTTCTTGTGAGATAATTCAAGTAGGGGACGATTTGATTGATTTATATCAAGATGCTGGAAATTTTAGTGTTTTAATTGATAGTAATAGTGTTAGAACTTATAGTAAATATAATGAAAATTATATGGCAAACCTCATAAGGAATTACGATCCTAATAGCAATGCGACAAACCCTAATTACGATTTTACAAATGAAACTTTAAATTCGTCAATAGGACAGGGATTTGCGGGGTATTTAGGTGACAAATCAAATAATAAATTTAAACTGTATAAAACACCCGTTGTTACTTGGCCTAGTCAAATTAGTCCTTCTGCAACTTTATCGTTTACTCAAACATGGTCCCAAAGGTTAAATCAATTAAATACTAGAGATACTTATAGAACATCTTTTGGGGGTAAAATACAAACAACAATTAAAAATTTTATACCTAATACAACTACAGAAGATGTCTCAGCGCCGTTTTATGATCAACCACTAATACTTGTTTGTGATCAAGGAACTTTAAGTAATTTGGGTGATCCGGGAACTTTATTATCATTTACAAATACGAATGAGATATATGACCCTAACTTAACGGGAGCGACATTAAATGAATTAGGAACAAATTCAATAACAGGGGATGCATTATACAATCCTACACAATTAGTACAAAAATATATAACATATTATAACCCACAACCAAATGGATATGCCACAACTGTGGGATTAAAATTAAAATTAACTGAACAAAAAAAGGCGTATAAGTATAAGGCTGGTGTTGAATATTTTCAGTTAGTTACTGGGGGTACAATGGCTCAATTATTCCCTTTACTTGATTTGAATGCTTATGGACCACTTCAAAATTATGTCTATGAGCACGGTATGAAATTTAGATGGGGTAAAGGTTTGGCGTCAGCATCTCAAACACCATTTGATGGTGGGTTTAATGATACAGTTCATACTGTGGCAATAGATTCAGGTGGTAATTATTATATTGGAGGTGAATTTACTTCTTATAATGGTACTCCGTGTTCTAGAATCATTAAATTAAATTCTAACGGAGATTATGACCCATCATTTAATTTTGGTGCTGGGTTTAATGATACAGTTAGAACTATTGCTATACAACCTTCTGACGGAAAAATTATTGTCGGGGGAGATTTTTCGGAATATGATGGAAATCCAAGTATAGATGCGTTAGTTAGGTTAGAAACTAATGGAACAGTGGATTCAACATTTGCGGTATCAAATGCCTTTCAACCGGGTGAGGGTGTTTATAAAGTAACAATACAACCTGTTGATGGTAAAGTATTGGTTGGTGGTAGTTTTACTTCTTTTAATACAATTCCGGTTAACAGACTTCTACGTTTAACTCCTTTAGGTGCTGACGATAATTTGAATATTGGTTCAGGATTTAATAATATCGTAAGAGATGTTTCATTACAAACAAACGGAAGTATTCTTGTTGGGGGAGACTTTACAACCTTTAACAGTCAAAATAGAAGATATGCGGTAAGATTGAATTCTTCAGGAACTTTAGATGCATCATTTAGTACTACTTCACAATTAACACAAACAAACCCAATTAACGGAAATGTTTACACAATAAAACAGGCGTTAGATGGTACTGGAGACATCTATATAGGTGGAAATTTTACTTATTATAGAAATGTTTATGTTGGTAGAATTGTAAAAACACAACAAAATGGAAATATTATACAATCTTTTACAAATACATCTTTGTCGTTATCTGACGGGTTTGATGATACTGTGAGGGTTATATATAACTATTTAGACGCAAATAACGTAGAAAAACTTTTAGTTGGTGGTGATTTTACAGAGTACCGAAATAATGTAAGAAATCAAATAGTTAGATTATTAAATGATGGTTCTGTTGACACGGCATTCAATTTGAATCAGTCTTGGAGTCAAAATGCGAGTGGTGGTGTGTATGATATAAAAAGAGAAAACTTTTTACCACTATATAAGGTATTAATAGGTGGTGCGTTTAGTAATCCTAATATTGGGGTTCGTCTTAAACGACTTATAGATACGGGTAATTCTGATTTTATAATAAACTCGTCATTGACTAATCCGACATCTGGACCTTATGCGAATTGGACAAATGTTAATAGAACATATAATGCAATACCAAGACAAATTGTTAGTAATTTTGATAACAAAGAAATAGCAATTTTAGTAAGGGGAGTTGATCCATACACTGAAAAACAAAGAATAGAGTATGATATATCCCCTTTATTTGGAAAACCATTAGGAGACATTAAAGTGACGGGAAATTATTATTTAAATATACCACCACAACTTAATACGTTACCTATTGCGCCAGCAACAACCGCACTTTGGCAAGTACCAGGTGTTACACCATCTACTTGGGCGTATGACGTACATACACCTGAAAGTCATTATGTAATAAATAATAGAAATATAAGGTTATTTCATCCTTCATTTTCGTCTCCTGTTTCAGGACTCAATACTTTACCTTTATTTCAATCGTTTTCAGCATTTACAAATAATTCGTTGAAATATTATTCATCTTTAGACAAATCACAATCTGTTTTTGTTTCTTATCCTGGGGATAGTCGTAATGTTGCTTCATTTACAACACCTGCTGGTGTATATTCACCACGGGCATACAATTGGACACAAGGATATAATACAATATCGAGGTTATGGTATTCCACTGACCCCCCAACAAACATATCACCATCAGTTTACCCTTCTTATGTTACTGATGTTGGGAATATTGAAGGTGGTACTCTTATTGCGTCAACAACAACACCTGGACAATTATTTAACATAAACAATACAAGTAGTATTTTTGCTAGAGTATATTCACCATCATATTTGACAGACACTAATTACAGTTATGATTGTACGATTGAAGATAGTACAAGACTAGTTTTTAGATCTGATAGGTTACCAACTTCAACAACAACACAAATAAGTGGAAACTCATCATATGCGTTATTTTTAAATGATAATTTCAAGATTTATAAAGTTTTAGAAGGAGGGATTAGTACTGAGTTAACTTTTACTCCGTATGTACCTTTAGATGTTGGAGTAGGTCAAGATTTCGCTGATAGACCATCTGGAAGTACAGTTAGTGATTTAGTCATTAATAGTTTGTCTTGTGAAGGTATGACTTTATTATCTTGTTACAGTGGTAACGGAGAGACATTTGGTGTTGTGGCGCCTTGCGCTAATAACTTTGATGGAAATTTAGAAAAACAAGTAGTGGTAGGGGGGTGTTATTATTTTGTATCAAAAGAATATTTATCACAAGCAGAATTAGAAAGAGACGCGAATAGTTTAGCGGAATGGAAGGCTAGATTTATTTTTTCTTTTGCTGCTTGTAGAGAAGTATTCTCACACGTCTTTCATAATAATTGGGTTAACGGAGGGTTATATAGTTTTGCATTTCAAAATAGAGTTATTTTTGATTTAAATGGACAACCAATATATAAGTTCTGTGGTTCGTCCGAAAGTGCAAATGCCCCATATCAAGGACCGGTTTATTTCGCTTCAGGAACATCAAATTCTTTCTTTTATCGATCAACACCATATGATCACACGCAGAATCAATTTGTAGGTCAAGTACCAAGAAAAAAGGCTTGGTTTGGAGGACAGTGGGAAAATGCATCTGAATACGGAGGATTGAATAGTAGAAATATTTTCTTTCCTACAACAATAATGGATTTAGGACCAAGAGATCAATTTACAAAAGAAATCTGTTTTAATCCACAATTAGACGGGTATTTAGTGGAAACATTAAAAACCACCACGTATAACCCAACAGACACTATTTTGTTATTTTTCTTTTTATCTCGTTTACTTAGTACAAGTACTTCCGATTTGTATTTGGGAACTGGAAACGCATCTGTTTTTGCACTTTTCAGTAGGTCGGGACTTAGAATTGATGGGGATGTGGCTCAAATGTTTAGTATAAACTCAGAATACGGAATATTACCATTTAACGATCAATTTTATGATGATAATGATGTTTATTTGTCAACGACAAATGGAAATGCTGTTGTGGGTGTTTTATATGAAAGCGATGTTGCAAAAAGAAGGACATTAAGTCCAGGTATTCTTACTTTCGGTAACGTCCTTCAATATAATGGTTATCCAAAAACGCAAAACGTACCTATGTATAAATGGTTGAGAAATGATTCAAACGGTTATTTATCAATATTGGGTGATCAAGATAATAATTGGTACACAAATATAAATGGAATATATGAAACAAAATACCAAGAGATGTCTTTTATTACTACAGAATATTTCCAAGCAAGTAATGGACCGAATACTGGATATATTTACAATTATGATAATAACGGAGTACCAACATTTGCACCATCACAAAACCCAAACAACACTCCTGATTTCGTTGTAAGTGCTCCTTATCATTTTTATTTTGGATTATTTAAAGGTAAAAGCGCTATGAATCGATACATTAAAAAATATGTTGTAGGACAGATATGAGAAAACAAGATGAAATAAGGATTGTACTTGGTTCTAAAAGATTTGCGGGTTCTGCAAATGTTGATGAACAAGTGTCTGTTAACTTAATAGGAGACAGAAGAAACCTTGTTCAAGGGGACAGGTCTTCTTTGGTAAATGTTGAAAACATTTTTGAAGAAGAAAGACAACTTTCTAATACTTTTAGGTTGAGTGGTAAAATTGTTAATGTGTTTGATAACACGGTTTCTGGTACTTCTATTTATACACCTTTTAAAAACATTCTATATTTAATCGATCCCGTACAATCAATTAATACTAATGTTTGGAGGGGTTACCCACAATATGATGAGTTTAGTATGATTAGAGATAGAGGAATACCTAACCATTTAAATTTCATATCAAAAAGTGCAACAAGTTACAATTGGATGTTTTATGTTACTTATCCTTATAGTAGTACAACAGCACAAACTATGTCATACACACAAGGAAGCGTCAATTCAGTTACAAATGTTTTCAATGTTTCTGACGGAGTACCTTTTGTTATAAAAAAAGGAAGTTTAAATGGAAAACAATTGGTTTATTTTTATTGTGCTACAAAACACAATTTAACTGCAGGACAATCAATTGAGTTAAGTTTTCCTATTAACGGAAAAAATATTTTTTCAATATATAATGTGGGTGATGGGACATATAGGTCAAATGAAAAAGTGTTTTCTTTATTTGATTTATCATTTCCAAATACCGACGTATATGACGGAAGAGCAGGTAACTTTAAAAGAATACGAGATATTAATAATAGCGGTGAAACAAAATCAAGATATTATGTTAGATTACATAAATTATTGACTGAAAATAATGAAACTTTTATTACAAAAATGGGTTTTGAAAATAACCCTTTCCCTAATAAAAGAAAGTTAGAATATTCGGCGTTAACACCTGACAATCAACAAAGAGTTTCAGTTAAAACAGGTAGTCAAAGTTATGGGTTCACAGTAAATCCCGACATTGATGTTACAAATTTAATAGATAATAATGGAAAACCGGTTACGGAATTATTTTTTACAATCATTAATAGGGGATTTGCCGGATGGTTTAATAAACCACCTGCAAATCAAAATAAAGCAATTGATATTGGTTGGGGATTTAATTTTCAAAAAAATAGTATTGATCCTTGGTGGAATCATAATTCAGTGTTAAACAAAGATAATATTGTGGTGCAATCTTACACAAAACAAGGTTATACTTTTTATTATAATAAATTGTTAAAAAAAGGTGACACAATAAAAGGTGATTTTTGTGAATACAATGACTATGAACAAAAAGAATACGTCCTTTCACCAATTTACCACAAATACTCATTAAATACAAATGTATTTTTTGACAACTCAACAAATGAGTATCCATCGGGGTATTCATATAAACCACACCACAGTATCCCAATCAGAGTTTTCAGTGATTATGTTGAGAATGCTGATGCTAGTGTTGTAAGTAATATACCTTTTTATTCATATTTTTCTGAAAAAACAAATCAATTTATTTGGAGGGATCTTTATAGTTATGGATATGTAGATAGTGATAATTTAGGTTTAAATATACCATTTACAAATGACGCTCATTACCCTTTTAAAGAAATAAACTTTATAAATTACCCAATAATACGAGACGTAAACGAACCTACAACGTCAGGTTATAACGAACCAACAACGGATGACTGTGAATAATTCATATAGAAAAATAATTACAACAAATGATGAATTTGTTAATATTCCATTAGAAATTACTTTTGATTTCGATGGTAGATCGGAAGCGATTGCAAATTATGAAAAAGAAGTTTTAAAACAAATTATAAATCCACCACAGGATTTTGAGATTACAAGGTTTGCCCACCAAGATTATACAATAAACTTTACTGTGGGGTTACTTCAAATACCAATTCAACTTTTAAAAACGTCAATAAATTATGAATTCTTTTTTTATGATTTTTTATCTGAGGTAACTGCTTCTACAATAAATAATTGGGCAATAGACTATCAAAATGCATCGTTTACTGATAGCGAAATTTATTATTTTGCAAATAATTTTAAAGGAAGTTTTTTTAAGTTAGATTTTTATGATACAACTGACTCAGAAACACAAAGAATATTACTTTCAGTAATAATACCAACACAACAAGGTTTAAAAGAACCTGGTTTGGTTGGACCAATCTCAAATCAAATTTCAGTTGAGGTTAAAAAACCAAAATTTGTTTTGGATTCGGTGGGTGCAGACAAAGAAGGGTTTTATGTCTATTGGTTAAAAGATAAAAATTATTTTCCGCCAAATGAATTTTATGTTGGTGCTAAATTCTTTAATGCAAAAAAAGGACAATTTATTAGGATGATAAATTCACCTCAATCAACATTTGTTGGACCGAATGTTTTCAATATAAATAAAAGACAAAATTTTTATTACAAATATATTTTAAATTATGACACATACGAATATGCTGTGTACACTGAAACTGTAAATGGTACATTAAATAGAAGAGGGACAATTGCAAACCCCATAAGATGGTATGAATATGTAAATCCGTAATGACACCAGAAAAAATAAATATAGTAATTTCACCTGAAGTATTATCTTCAGATATTGTCCAAGAAATATACGGAAGTAACGCTTTTGGTGTGTATGAAAACTTACCATATATTTTAAGTGGAGGTACTGGGGGAACATCATTGTTAACTGGTCTAACAATCCCAATACTACTTACACAAAAAATAAATGATATTGGATACTACTCTCCTTTTGAAGGGTTTTTGGATCAAATTGATACGGTGACAAATTTTATATATTCGGGTAATCCTATAAATCCATATAATGTAAAAGTTTTCAATTCATCATCATACAATTCGGCAAGTTTTCTTAATATTTCTACATATAAAATTAATTGGGGGGATGGTAATGAAACCGCAACACTAAGTACTTTAAATAATCTACAAGAACACACATATAACACAGTCAGTCAAACGTACACAATTACGTTGACACAAACTAACACTTGGGGTATAACCGAAGTTAAAAAAACAGTATCGATACCGTTTACTGGGGTAACCATAGACAACCAACTTGGAAATATAACATTTAATCAATTAGGGGGTAATTGGTCGGCAACACCATTAAGTTACAATTATATCTTTACTGGAGACTCAAATAATAATATAAACCAACAAGTTTCAAGTTACTACACAACTGTACCATTTTTAGTTTCAGGATATACTTTATCAAATTTAAATCAATTAAGAAGATACGGACCTCAACCATATACTGTTGGGTACATACAAAATTTAGGTAATGGAAGTATTGGTTATGTTAATGAAATTAATAACACTTACACCGCATATACAATAAACAATGTTTTATATTATGACTTTACTAATGGTAAAACATTATTTTTAATTGATTCTTCAGGATTTACCGCAAATGATATTGTTGTTTCGGGATTAACAAAAGATGAGTACTTATTAGATTTTGTTATGGATCCTGAAATACAAACAGACATTTTACTTGAAAGAGGGAGATATTCTGCTTTTGAATCTTTAATAAGATTGGGGGAAGTTGATAATATTGGTGATTTGGAAAGATACGGATATGGTTTTTTCCGAATTAATACAACTTAAAAAAAACCACATAAACTATTTATAAAATAAATTAATAATGGCACTTGGAGCTTATGGTATTGTTAGACCAGCAGACGTTTCACCACAGGATGTTGAAATAATTTTGCATTATACACCATCTAGAGATGTTACAACAAACTTTGTATTAAAAAAATTAAACGCAGCAAATATTTTAACACCATATTTTCATAATGCAAATACAGGAGGAAATGCGAATGTGGAAATTTTGGGGGGACTTTATAATTTAAGATTACCGGCAACTGAATTTACTAACGTCGGAATATATACATTATATATTCGTCCTGCAGAAATTAGAACATCGATAACTGATTGTGGTGTTTTATCTGCATTACCAAGCGTTAAAGGTATTGTTATTGATATTAACGATGTTCCACAACAATTTAGAAATAAATTTGTTAATCAGGGATTAGTTGGTTTTAGAATTGAATATCTTAATTCAGATGGTACTAAAATACCAAATTTTTATAGGATTGTAACATCTGCATTTTTTTGTGAACCAGTTGTTTCAGATCAAACAAATACATCACAAAAAGCACTAAGATATAGGTATGTTGAAGGAGGAAGTGATTTGATATTTTTAACATTATCACCAAGTTCGTCACCAACAAACAAACCAAACGCAACACCGTTTATTGGACAACCTAATCAAAACATTATAATAACAAACACTTTTTTCAATCCGGTAACTCTTGAAGTACAAATCGCTAACTATGATATTGATACATTGGCAATAGCGTTGTACGGTAATCAAACTAAAAGTATTGATGATGGGATTTATACATTGTACGATACTGCTGGAAATATTTACAAACAATATAACTTATTTGAGGTTAGAGATAACTTTAATGAATTACTTTACGAAGTTAGACAAGATAGAGGTGCTAACATTGATTTTAGTAAAAACTTTACAAATATTATTAGTTAATGGCTCAAAATAAATTCATATGTCCAAAACCTGCACCTGTCGGATCGGGTACTTTTTCTGACGATTTAGTCGGATTTCAAGTAGTAAATGGTGGTGGTTTAACACAGGGTAATTTTGAATATACTACTGCAGTATTTGATAAAGTTAACAGAAGTTTTGGTACAGGAGTTTTTTCAGAACCTTTTAATTTAGAAAACCTAAATATAGGAACAATTGAAGAAACAAAAGTTATAATCAAAAAAAACTTCAGTGTATATCCAAATTTTGACTTATCACAAATTACAAGTTTTTCTTTATATGGTTCATTACAAAAAAGAATTTCAGCTTCAGTAACAAAAATTATTAATTTTTTCCCTGCGGCAATTCAAATAGATCAACAAAATTATAGTTTAAATACCGGTTTTACTGCGTTTAATATAGTTTATGATGCGGTTGCAAATGAAACATCATTTGATGTTAACGTTCAATTTTTTAAAAACCCTTTTGATATTGATTATAGTGTAAATGCCGCTCAAAACATATCGACAAGACCATTCAAAATAAGTGATTTCAGGAATTTGACAAAAAATTATGAAGGATATTCACTTTATACCACGGACTTAACAACCGAATACCCGATACTTGATTTTACCCCAACTCAGACATTGACTGCAGGTACAATACCAATAGTAGTTAAAGGTAAACCATTTAGTTCAACCACATCAACACAAACACTAATTTTAAAACCAAACAATTTAAATACTGAAAAAATATTCCAAGATGCGTTTGATGAGGTTGAAGATTATTTGTTAAATAGAAATGGTTTTCCTAAGTATACGGCAAAATTTAAATACCCTGATTATGATAGTAATGGTAACTATATAATGATTAACAACATAGTTACTTGGAAGTTAGACGGGGTTTGGAATTTAGACATAGTCACTTCAAATTTTGATAATTATTTGAATACGCTACAACTAATATCTGAAAGATTGGATCAGTTTAAAACTAACTTAATAAGTAGATTTTTAACTTCAGGTAGTTTAAAAGAATTTGATACTCCCGATCAGAAATTAGAAAACGTACTTCAAATTTACGGTAGAAGTTTTGATGAGACAAAAAAGTTTATTGATTCGTTAGGTAACATTAATTCCGTTAATTATATTGTTGGAAATGACATTCCATCACAATTATTAGTAAATTTAGCAAAAACATTAGGTTGGGATACCGACATTTCCCCAATAACAAATGAAAAATTATTAGATTCTATTTTTACTACTACAAATGATGTTATATATCCTGGACAATCAAAAGAACAAACACCAGCAGAGCTAAATTATCAATATTTTAGAAACCTTATACTAAATTCGGCTTTTTTATTTAAATCAAAAGGTACTCGAAAATCTATTGAATATATTTTAAGGATGGTTGGTGCGCCTGAAGCCTTAATAGAATTTAATGAGTACATTTATGTTGCTGATCAAAAAATATCTGTAGATGATTTTTTTGAAGAATATATGACAATATCGGGTGGAACAAAGTATGTTGAAACCCCATCCTTATTATCGAGTAATACGTTTTCAATTTGGGGGGTACAGTACACTGGGTTTACAACAAGTAGCCAAATATTTAATGTTAATACAGACATTCAAGATTACCCGATAAATTTAGAAACGGGTTACCCACAAAGACCAACATATACCGACGATTACTTTTTCCAAAAAGGATCGGGTTGGTTTGAACTAACACCTGAACACAGATCACCTGAACAAATTAGTTACGCAACATCTGATTTGAATTCACAAATACCTGTAGTTAATTCTGTTTTGACTCCTTTTACATACGGTAAAGAATATTTGGATAGATATCGTTCTTTTCCTTTTATGGATTTGGGGTACAACATTACAAAAGTTATCGACAACAAAAAGAGTTGGACATTAAATGATGTTGGATTAAGAAAAAATTTACAGGACTTAGCTGCGACAAATTATATATTAGAGGATGACAGACTTTCCTTGAATGTTAAAAATATGGAAGTTTATTTAAATATGGGACAAGGAATAACCTACGACATATGGAATATGTCAGCAACTTATGGTTACCCAATCCCTAATAGTGGATTTACCTCACCATACCCATCACCAGGAAATATAGATTGGACATACATCGATCCAAAACCAAATCAAAAAACATTTTTTGAATTTGCTCAAAATTTTTATAATAATTTTATAAACGTTAGAAATAGACAATACATTTCAGACGGTAAAACAGGGGGATACCCAACACTACAATCAATTTTTTGGAACTATATTAATAGTAACCAAACTTTGAACATCCCAAACAACCAATTTACCTATCAAAAAATGATAGATTTTACATTAAGTTTAGGTGATTATTGGGTTAGATTAGTTGAACAATTTGTTCCGGCAACAACACTATGGAATACAGGACAAAAAATGGACAACTCTATTTTTCATAGACAAAAATATGTTTGGAGAAGACAAAGAGGTTGTACAATAACACCATTGTCTGTGGAATGTTTTCCGTGTACATATAACGGTGAACCTTATACCTATGATTGTATTGATCAAACACTAGTTTGTGATTTACCTTTATTTGACCCAATTGGAATATTATCTGAAACAGTTTTAGGTGTAACCAATAACCTAACTAATTGTAACTTTAATAATTTAGAATCTAATTGGTATATTTTAGTTAGGTTATTAGATCCAATAACAAGTCAACAAGAAGTGTTAATTAAAGAATATTTTTACACAGGTTATGGACCAAATGCGATAGATAATGTAAATGGAACACCATTAACCTATTTTGACGTTATAAATGCTATAGATGACAAACTTCAGTATTTATATCAATACGGTTTAAATTATTATTTTACCAGTGGTAGTTTAACAATAAGTAATTCTTCTTGTTATGCTGATTTTACTAATAAACTTCTAGACCTAAATGTAGGTTTAGATATTAATATTGTTTGTTCATAATGGCTTGTATTACAGGATTTACATCCGGAGGTTATTATTATTTTACTGACTGTTGTGGGTTAGTCCAAGCGGGGATATCGCCGGGACTCGAAAATGTTTGTATATCTGCTTCAACATCCGCATCTACCATTGGTGTTATTTTGGATAGTGGATCAACTTGTACACAAAATTGTAATCAAGGGCCTCTCAGTTATGTTTTCACCGTAACTGGTTTATGTGATAATCCATACGGTATAGTTACCATACAATCATTTGGTGGTATACCTCCATACACTATAGACAATATTACGCCAGGAAGTTTATCTGCACAAACTAGTTCATCTGATATAACATTTACAGGGTTGACAGGAGGAACATATGTTTTTAGATTAAACGATTCATTAGGAATACAAAACAATGAGTTATTTATAAACGTTGAAATTTCAGATTGTTTTGTTGCATCCATCACTAATACTAATGGAACTACTTGTGGTGATTCTAATGGGACGTTTACAATAAATGCTACATCAACCGCAGCTCCATATGATTTAATTGTTTATAAAAACAATACTATTTTTTCAACATATCAAGTTAATTCATTACCGTACACTTTAGTAGGGTTAGATGAAGGAATTTATTTTTCCGTAGTATATGATTATGGAATGGTTAGTGCCATTACTGATAATGTTGTAGTTAGTGGAAGTAGTGGTACAACGTTTGGTTTATGGAAAGTAAACACATCGGAGTGTGTACCAAATTCGGGTAAGTTGTCTGTTACAGGATTAACAGGAAATGGTCCTTATAGTTTTTTATGGTCCAATGGTGAAACTACACAAATGGTAACAGGATTGACTGTTGGTTCATATACAGTAACAGTAACTGATTTTTATGGTTGTGAAACATCACAAACAGAAACGGTTGGTGTTGCCAATCCTCTCGGTGTTGGTTTAATCACATCAGTAAATCCATCTTGTTTTAATTCTGATGGTTCGGTGACTGTAACAATAACAGGAGGGACTGCACCATACACTATATCTGCAAATACAGGATACCAAAGTTTTACTCTTAGTAATACATTCACGGTACCAAATTTACCAACAGGTGCTTATGAAATTTTAGTAAAAGATGCTGGTTTGTGTTCATTATTAGTTAATGCCACACTAACCACTCTAAACGGTTTTGATATAATAAACACTACAGTTACAAATACAACTTGTAATGGAAACGACGGTGAAATTAATATTGTATTAACAGGGATTGCCCCGTTTTTATTTCAACTTACAGGTCTTACAAATAATTCAATATCTACACAATATTCATCAAATTTAAACACAACTTTCAGTAATTTAAATTCCGGAAACTATTTATTGTCTATTTCAGGACAATCTAGTGGGTGTGAATTTATACAACCAATTACAATACAAAATGAAGAAAAATTCCAAGTTACAGCAACAACGACACCTAGTACTTGTGGTTCAGCTAACGGAACCGTAGGTATTCAGGTAAGTACTGGTTATACATCACCTTTAGATTATTATTTAATAAATAATATTAGTAATCAATCAATAATTGATTTACCCCTTTCTTCACATACTTTTAGTTCCTTAACTTCAGGATCATATACCGTCCAAGTTGTTGATGCTAGCGGTTGTACTATATCAATACCAATTATTATAGGGGATACTGGTAGTTTAGTTAGTAATATTATAACAACAAATTGTGTAACAGGAATTGATGGAACTGCTCAAGTATTAATATATGATGGTGTCCCACCATTTACATATGATTGGCAAGGTTCACTATCAGCAAATACAGGTTCATTGGTAACAGGGTTAAGTGGAGGTACTTATGCTGTTTTTGTTACAGATTCAAGCGGATGTACAAATATTCATAATTTCAATATTGTTTGTGGTGTAAATACATATACTGGAGGTACTAAATATTTAATATGTCAAAATAGTTTTGTTACAACAAGCGGAACAAAAAGAGGTATACCTGAAATGGTTAGTGAAGGGTTTTTGGATTTAACATCGGGATACACAAATTGTATTTTAGATTATGCTATTGTAAGTTGTCAAATAACATTAAGTGGTAACACATATGTAGAGCAATTAAATGTTTGGGATGATGCATCTTGGCAATTGGCAATAGAAACTATTTTAAGTGGTATACCTGAAATAGGTTCTTATGAAATAGATTTACTAAACAACAGTTTATATATTGAATCAAATTGTGTGGGTGGGGTAGATCCTTTAGGTGAAACGGATTTTTCTTTGGAATTGAGTGTTGAATATTATATTAGTTGTGGAGGACTTGCCCCTACGCCGACACCTACACCTACGCCGACACCTACACCGACGTTTACGCCGACACCAACACCAACTGCCACACCAACACCAACTGCAACACCTACACCAACACCAACTCCGACACCAACTCCGGCACTACCTGCAGGTGTTTGGTTTGGTTCTGGTAACAACTATCCGCTAAGTTCAAGTGTAAATGCTTGTTTGGAAACAAATTGTGATACAACATTTTATACAACAGGAGCAACTTTAAATATTGGTGATGTTGTGTATGGTGATTCTTCATTAACTACTAATATCGGTTATTTAGCGGTTAATTACGGACCTTCCAGCGGTTGGGGAACCATCTATTTATCAAATGATTGTCCGATTGTTGGTACAAGAACAATCATACAATTTAATAACAGTGGTGTAATTTTAACTCAATATAATTGTTAAATGCCATATTCTATCGACATAACATCAATGAGTGGAGGTGCATCACCAGTAAACTATTTTATATGCGACGAATATGGTAATAATTGTTCTTTTTTAGGAAATACAACGGGTGTTTATGTGTTACCTAGTTTTTATCAAAACGCAACCATTTTAATTGTACAAGCAATTGATGCTAACAACTGCCTTTTGTTCCAATATATTGATTGTACAGAAACATTCTTTTTAACAACTGAAGACGAATTTGTTCTTACAACGGAAGGTAGTGATGGAATATTATTCTGATTTCTAACGTATTTATATGTATGATAATTCAAATAACGGGGGTTACTAGTGGTGTTTCACCATACGACGTTTACATTTGTGATCCAACAAATGCTGGATGTTTTTTGGTTTCAGGAAACACAAATATCCCGCCAATAGTAACAATAAATTCCGATTTATTTTTCCCAAACGAACAAATAGTGTATGTTAAACTTGTTGACATATTTGGTTGTGTGTTATCACAAGAAGTTGTTTGTGGAGGAAAAATATTCCAAGACGATTTTGGATTCTCATTTATGGACGATATTTATTTTGTGTTTCAATAAACTATTTTGGTACTATTTATAAAATAAAATGCCAATAACTTATCAATATTTAACGGATAGAACTTTAGCTCCACAAAGTGCAATAACACTTAATGGTTTAATACATATTGTGGATCCAAATGATGTTACTCAAAACCCCGATGGTTCTTCATATAAGGCGGAGTTAAGTCAATTGGTAAGTATTTTTGGTAGTAGTGGTGATACTTTTGTAACGGGTGGAACCTATTCAGCAGGTACTGCCACATTTACAAATAATACTGGAGGCACATTTAATGTAACGGGATTTTTTACAGGAAGTACCGATGTGTTTGTAACGGGAGGAACATATTCTGCGGGTACTACTACATTTACAAATAATACTGGAGGTACATTTAATGTAACCGGGTTTACATTAACGTCTTCGGGAGGTACAAATATAAACACAGTAACAAGTGGTTCAAATACTGTTATCAATTTGAATAATAACATAAATTTAACTGGTGTTACCGCAACAACAATTAGTGCCACAACATATCAAAATTTACCAGGTAGTACGTCAGCTAATTGTATAACAGAACTTTTTGTTGGTAAAATAAGACCGTGCACCTCAGTAATCCAAGTAGTTGGTAATACTGTTTTATCAGGAAAAACACCAACAGCATTGAAAGTTGTTAGTTCAGGGAGTAGTACTAGCGAACCTATAATGGATGTGTCAGGAAGTACGGGTGATTTATTTTCAATTAAAGATAGTTTGACAGGAAATTTATTTTCGGTTAACAATATTTCAGGGTTACCAACAATAGAAGTTTATGACAACTACAAAATGTTGGTTGGAAATTATTCGGCGCCCGCTATGTACACAACTGTTAAATTTTTACCAAATACTGGAGTTACAGATGTTTTTTCTATCGAAATAAGTGGCTATACAGGTGCATGGTTTGATTATACAGTAGTGAATGGAATAACACCAAGTGCAAGGGCAGGGCAAATAATGGCTATTTTTAGTGCAAACACAGTTAATTACGTTGAATCGGTAACCACGAGTATTGGAACAACAACAGATATTGGTTTGATTTTATCTGCAAATTCAACAAACTGTATATTACAATCTTCAGCAACAACTTTAGGTTGGGAAGTAAAAACAATAATAAGAACTATTTGATTTTTTGGTTATGGAAATTTTTGAAAACAGAAGGTATATGATTTTAGATTATAGTGAAATTAACAGTGTGGACTTTAATCAAGTACTACAAAAAAATAAAGACGAATTAAGGTTATCTTTGGACGGTTCTAAAACTGTGGTAAAATGGGATGGAGAAACGCCAAGTTCTGTCGATTCGTTGTTAACAAAAGATGGTCCATATACACACCAAGAAATACTATTAATTATGGTTAGTGATGAGTGGACAGATAATACAGATACACCAAGAATAAGATAAAATAAAAATTTCAATAAAATGATAAAAGTAGGAGCAAAAGAAATTGTTAAAGAAGGGTTAGTTTTTTTTATGGATCCGGCAAATACTACCTCTTACCAACCAAGTGCAACAACCGCTTATGATTTGTCTACTTTAGCTGCAAAAGCGAGTTTTATCAATTTTGATACAAATAATAATTTCGATCCAAGTGATGGGGGTGGTAGTATAATCTATGATGGTGTTGATGATACTGTTCGTATTGATACTTATGGTAATCCAAATATTGCTAATGACGCAACATTAGATTCGTATTTATTTACTGACGAAGTTTCTTTAGAGGCATTTGTTAAACCATCATCATTTGCAAGTGACCCAAATATAATAGGAAAGGGGGCGAATTTAGGTTATAGGTGTAGATTTACTTCAGATAGAAGATTTTGGTTATACTCCTCTAGTGGGGCTAGCGTTAATAATATTCAAACGGCATCTAATTTGATAAATGCCGATGAATGGGTTCACGTTGTTGCGGTTTTCAGTCAATCAGGTCTTTTTGCTTATGTAAATGGGGTACTTGAGGCATCAAACTCACAACCATATTTACCTGATATATTAAACCCCTCAAGCATTTCTTGCAGACTTCATTTAGGTAGGTTTTGTGGTTCTGGTGAACTTTTTGAAGGTAAAATGGGTATAGTCAGGGTATACCACAAGGCACTAACTGCTGATGAAGTTTTAAAAAACCTTGAAGCCGATAGAAATAGATATGGGATATAATTTTTTACAACACTTCAATTAAACCAATCATTTATTAATTACCTTATTTTCATAATATTTAGTTATGAAAATATTTGTACAAATTGCTTCTTACAGGGATCCCGAACTTTTACCTACTATTAGAGATTGTATTGACAAGGCAAAATACCCTGAAAATTTAACTTTTGGTATTTGTTGGCAACACGATGAAACAGAATCTTTAGAAGAGTTTTCAAAAGATAATAGATTTAGAATATTAGATTTTAATTGGAGTGAAAGTAAAGGTGTTTGTTGGGCAAGAAATCAAATACAACAATTATACGAAAATGAAGAATATACTCTTCAAATAGATTCTCATATGAGATTTGAAAAAAATTGGGATGAAACATTAATCAGTATGATTAAACAATTACAAGAAAAAGGACATAAAAAACCACTATTAACTGCTTATGTTTCATCATATAACCCTAAAAATGATCCACAAGGGAGGGTAACAGTGCCTTGGAGAATGGTTTTTGATAAATTTATTCCCGAAGGGGCAATATTTTTCTTACCCGAAATGATACCAAATTGGGAAAGTTTAACAGAACCAATTCCATCAAGATTTTATTCTGCACACTTTTGTTTCACTTTAGGACAATTTTCAAAAGAAGTACAACATAATCCTGAGTTTTATTTTCACGGAGAAGAAATATCGATTGCCGTTAGGGCGTTTACTCACGGTTATGATTTATTTCACCCACATAAAGTTGTTCTTTGGCATGAATACACAAGAGAAGGTAGGACAAAACAATGGGATGACGATAAAGAGTGGTACAAAAAAAATGAAAAATCACATCTTTTGAACCGTAAATTATTTGGTATGGACGGTAATAAACAAGAGGGGCACGACGGAAAATATGGTTTAGGAAAAGAAAGAACTTTGAGAGATTATGAAAAATATGCTGGTGTCTTGTTTGAAAAAAGATCAGTACAAGAATATACATTACAAAAACACTATCCGCCTAATCCTGTAATTTTAGATGAAAAAGAGTGGGAAAATAGTTTTTTAAAAACCATCAAATATGAAATAAAATTAAACAAAAGTAATTTCATTGAAAATGATTATGACTTTTGGGCGGTAATATTTCACGATGAAAACAACAAAGAATTATATAGAAAAGACGAAAATGAACAAGAGATAATTAGGTTATTATCCAATGACGAAGTGGTGATTAAAAGAGAATTTTTAAGTTATTCTGAACCAAAAAGTTGGACAGTGTGGGCACATTCAAAATCAAAAGAATGGTTAGATAAAATAACAGGAACGATATGATAACAAACCCAACTATAGTAACAGCTCTTTTTGATATTGGTAGGGATAAGTGGGATAATTATGAAATATCGTATAATACCTATATGGTGTGGATGAAAAATATTTTGTATTTTGATACAAATATGGTAATATACACAGAAGAAAAATTTAAAAATTTTATAATAGAACAAAGAAAAGTCGTTGATCCAAATTTAGAAAAAACTATTATTAAAATAGATGTTTTAGAAAATTTAAATTCATATAAATTATTTTACCACGAAACCAAAACCTTGATGGAAAGTGACGAGTTTAAGAGTAGACTACACTTCAATGTTCCAGAAATGACAAAACCACTTTATAATATAATAATATTTAACAAACTTTACTTTATAAAAAAATCAATTGATGATAAAGATTTTAATTCCGATATGTTCATTTGGTGTGATGCTGGTGTATTAAGAGATTTTGATGCAAAAATAAAAAAAGGGTTTCCGAACATTAAAAAAATTAATAATGGGTTTAGTGATAAGATAACTTTTTTTAGTCATCAAGAAAATTTTACAATTGATGATAAACCATTTCATTTAGTTTCACAATTTAGATATATACACGGAGGTTGTATCCTTGTACCGAACAATGAAAAAATTAATAAACTAATATTTGTTTTTAATAATTTTATTAGAGAAAACTTAAAAAAAGGGTATGTGGGTAGTGAAGAAAAATATTTAGATTTTTGCTATTTGGAAAATAAAGATGAATATAACATAATTAAATCGGATTGGAGACAATATTTTGACATTTTTGGTTGATATACCCTACATTAAAATAAAGTTTTGATTATTTATAAATAAAAGTTTAAACTTTAATGGCTAATTTATTATTTGAAGGTTGTTGTTACGAAGGTTATCAGTACTATACTGATGAGGCGGCTTGGATTGCAACTGGAGGTACTGCAAGTACTGGGCAAACATATCATTTTTCAGGTGACCCTGTAGTTCCCGATGGTTGTTATACTATTGTATCTGCGTTTACATCAGGATTCACATCAGTATCTTTTACACAACTTGATGGCGTATATACCACACAAACGGGATGTACAGATTCACTATGTTTGACTGGTGATTGTTGTAGTAACATAGTTTGTATTAATATACCGATTTCAACATATAGTGGGTACAATGATAGTTATGTGGTTGCAGGAAATTATAATACATACCCTTATTGGACTGGAGGAACAGAACCTGGATATTTACATTATAATGGAACAAATTGGTGTTTATCTGACTCTTTAACGGGAACTTGTGTTTTTTATGGTTCTAATCCTACGAACGCCACTTGTCCTGATTTGGATGCATCAGTACTATCACAAGGTATATGTACACCAGCACCGACACCATACGATCCTTGTGCTTCTTTTGATTTTGATGTATTAGTTGCTTGTGATATACCGACACCAACCCCTACACCAACCCCTACTCCAACGCCAACACCTACACCTACACCGCCACCGACTCCGGACTTGTGTTCAGGGTTTACTGTTTCATTATCATTCAGTGGTACAACACCAATACCAACACCTACCCCAACACCAACACCTACACCCACAGTATATCCATACCCAATAACGGGTCAAAGTGTTACGTTTGTTATAGATAGCGGTTATTTTAATTGTGTAACTATAAAAGTGTTAAACGATTGTGAAAATGGTGAAAATTATTTTGTTGCTGATCCATTAATTTTCCAATCTTCGGCAATCACTTCAGGAACCACTTTCTTAGCCAACATAAATGGAGAATTTAAATGTGTAACTTATGTTTCTGACTTTTTAGGTAGTCCATCTGATTTATTAACATTCATATCATTAACATATAGTGGTGATTGTGGAGATTGTGTTGCGCCAACACCAACACCTACTCCGACACCTAGTCCAACGCCAACACCTACACCTACACCAACAGCAACACCAACACCGACATACGCACCAAACACATCATTTGTGTTTACCTCTTGTACATCAAATTCTATGGTAATTCAGGCACTATATCCACCAACAAATATAGTAGAGGGTGATATATTAAAAGATATTTCGGGTAATTGTTTCACATATATTGGTGATTTTGTAAATTACACACCACCAGCTGGATTTATTTGGAGTACAATAAATGCGTTTACTACCACAAGTGCAACAACTTATTCTACTTGCTTAGAGTGTTTGACACCAAATCCAACCCCAACACCATTATATAATACGTATAGTGCGAAAGGTGAGTTTGGTGTGTCTTGTCCTGTTTGTGAATTAACTAACGGTGGTGCTGACGTGACATTCTACCGCTCATATAGTACTTTACCTTTACAGAGTGGAAATTATATTTATGAAGATACCACACTTACTATACCTGTGATTTTATCGTATATCAAATACGGTGGTAAAATATACAGTGTTGATAATAACGGTATGATAACAGAATTTTGTATTGTAAACGGAAATTGTTAATATGGCTACATTTGTAACAGTAAATACAACAACAGGAAGTTACCCAATAAACGTATGGGTTTGTAATGATTGCTCTAGCGGGGCAACAAATGTTTGCCAATACATAGATACAATCGATAATGTTGGAGAATTACCATACACATTTCAATTACCATCAATTTATGAGAGCTCACTTGGGTATTCTATAAAATTTGAAGATAGTAATAATTGTGAAATATGCGGAGAATACTCAATATTTAAACAATTCGAAGATGGGGACACATTTATCTTTATGGACGGTACACCATATGAATTTCAATAAACTATTATAAAAAAATAAATGGCAAGATTAACAGATAAAACAACAGCAACCGCAGTAACATTGAACAGTTTAGTTCACATTGTTAATACCGGTGACACAACACAAAACACATCAGGTTCATCATATAAAGCAGATTTAGGGCAACTTGGAGACGCTATGGGAGGATATCAATATTATACAGAAGTTAATGTACCTTCAGCGGACGTTCTTTTGCTAAATTCTGTTCCTTTTGAATTATTACCAGATCCAGGTCCAGGAAATTATTATGATGCTAAATTTATTAGTGAATTTACCTATAATACTACAACTTACACCGGGGGTGTTGTTTCTATTACTGATAATAATTTGGGTGACGTTTATCAAATAGGAGATTTTGCAACTATGACATCAGATTTGATTGCAATAAAAACATCTACGGAAGCACAAATACAAATATCACCAAATAGTAAAATATTTCTTTATACCAGTGCGGGTGATCCTACAACAGGTGACGGTGAGTTTTTAATTAAAATTTGGTATTCAATAAAATCAATGGGATAAAAAATGGCTGGATATACTGGAAATACTTGTGATATTTTAACCATTTTTCCGATGGGATTAATTTGTAGTAGTACAAACGCATATACACCATTTACAAATGATGGTGGGATAACTTTATATATTACAGGTGGAACACCTCCATACACAATAAATTGGAGTAATGGTTCACATTCACAAAACTTAACAAATTTACAAACAGGTGATTATACCGCAACAGTAATAGATTATTATGGTGATTTTACCGCTACTACAACGTGTAATGTGGGTTTTGATACATTTTATTTAGAAAAATTTGCAAATTGTAACGATTTAAATAATCAAATATATTTTTTAGCTAATATAAATTCACAATACCAATCAGGTAAAGTTTATTCTTTAAATTCTCAGTTGGGTTGTTGGGTTAGTCAAGGTTTAGAATTGTATACCGCACAAACATATAGTAATTTTTCTGCAGTTACTACTAATGGTCCTTTCGATCTTTGTTCTGAGTGTTTACCAAGTGTACCAGCAATACTTAATACTTCAGGGCTTTGTTTTACAAGTACATCCACACAAAGTCAACAACAAACTCAGTATTACTCGGCAAGTACAATAAACGGATATCCTTCTTGGACATCAACAACAGGTAACCAAACAATTTATTTTGATAATACATTATCTACTTGGAAAATTTTAGGTTGGACGGGACAAGGAATACCGCAGCTTCAAACAATACAAAGCCCACCAATAGGGGTTTGGTCGATATTAGGTGTCCCAGGACAAATACCACAACCAACAATAGTGGTTACTCAGGGGGAGTGTCAAGCGGTTGTAAATGCCAATATATCCAGCACACCACCATCTTGTAATGGAGGTACGAACGGTTCTATTATAGTGACTTCAGTTGTAGGAGGAACACCACCATATCAATATTCCTTAGTTAACGATCCGGCATTTTATCAAGCATCAAATACTTTTAACGGTTTGTCAGAAGGTAATTATACGGTTTATGTCCAAGATATTTTGGGTAACATAGGTGTGGATATTGTAACTTTAGATTCACTAATAAGTCCTACTATATATACTTTAAATCTTACATTTACATCATCAAACTTAAATAATACATCCACAAACCAAACAAAAACTAATGATTGGGTTGTAACGGTATCGCCAGCATTACCTATAGGAAAACAAATTAATTTCAGTATTAGTCATTCGTCAACATCAATTTATGGAACCGCAAATAATGGAACACCAACATTATCATATTCACAATCAACAGGAACCACAGGAGGAGGACTATATTTAACAAGTACAGGTCCTTTTATAACATCGGCAACTGCAACAACTGTTCCGTGTACTGTAACAAGTAATTATCCTAATCACGTAACAACCACAACGATTAGACAGTATACTGCAAGAATTTTAGGGACAGGAGGTAATGATAGTGTTAATGGAAGTGTGACACAAAGTGTAAGTGTGATTAACGGAGGAAATCCTTGTCAAATGTTTGCAAATATCAATGATAGTATATCAATTACAAACGTTCAAATTGTTAGTCAAAATCAATGTGAAAGTGTTAATACAACTGTCGATCCAATATCTTTTGGGGTTTCAAAAACGGGAACAATAGTTGCAACGGGAAATAACACTTTTGTTGGTGGATAAAATTCGATAAAAAAAGTATTTATAAATATGTCATACATAATTAAAACAACCAGCGGATTAATAAATACAATATTAACGGATGCTGCAAGAAAAAATATATCACAAGGAAATTTTAAAATATCCTATTTCCAAGTTGGAGATAGTGAAGTGTGTTATAATTGTATTTCTGGACAAAAACCTACTGATTTAAATATTTTGATGCCACAATACAATGCTCAAAATACTACACCAGCACCTGAAAGTAACAGATTACAAGTTAAATACCCACTATATGTCGATTCAACATCAGGTAGTACATATGGTATACCATATGATTCGTCGTTTGTTGATAACATTTTTAACAGTGCAGCACCTAGAGGATTTTTTACTGGAAATAGTTTATCCTACAGTGCCTTTACTTCATCAGCATACACCATAACACCAAATTTTATAGTAGATAATACAACATTAAACTCTGGAACAACATTAGTTTTATCTGCAAACACATTAGATATTACAGTGTCAGGAACCGTAACCCCTGGTATGATATTGAATTTATTTACCAATAATTCTGTCACACCATTGAGTGGTAACGCACCATTATTTACGTATGTTGTTGTTGGGGTTACAGGTGATACTTTTTCTGCATCAACAGTAACAATAGAAGTTGATAGACAATTACCCGACTTTTTGAATATGGGGTATACTGGAAATTCTATTGCAATATTTTATCCGTCAGGAATGACTGCGTTGTATGATTCAGTAACACCTGCACCTTATTGGGCAACAAATGTTATTAATTTTGAAACTAATTGTGATTTATCACAATCGGATGTTAAAATTTGGAATATGAATATTCCTTGGACAGAATCACCCGCAGGATTATTCAATAGTCAAAATTTAGATTATAATAATTTTAGTTCTTCAGGTTATGTTGGTTCAAAAGAATACTTTGGTTATAATAGTGATACAGGACAAGTAGACACAGGAGGAGTTTATTTTGTTAACTCTATGGGACAAAAAATTACTTTAAATCCATCAGATTCTAAAGCGGTTGCAATATTACATTATACAAATCAGGCGATAGATAATTTTTATGGTGAAAAGTTTGCACAACAAGAATATGATGCAACAAATCCTGGAGGTACAGGACAAGCTAGAAATTTTAAAATTAGTATTCCGTGGTTAATGTGGCATAAAAACCCTAACGGAACAATAGGTGAAGAATTTTTTACCGATCCGAGTGGTTTTACATCAATTGATTTATTTCAGGTATATTATATTAAATCTAAAAAAGATGCGGAATTTAATAATCCTGGTATAAGATATTATTATTTATGGGATACTCACCCAAACACTGACGGGTATCCTAACAGAGTTGGTAAAGTATTTCCTGATTTAAAAATGGTAATATTTGACGATGATGAAATAGTTGCTTCTATGTCATATAAATCAAATAGAAGTTGGACATTACCCGCACCAAAAGTTGGGACAATTATTCCGAATGCTTGTGAAGGTGTTATGGGTCTTGATGAAGGATTATTAAGTGCGAATACACAGGCTGCGTTTGTCACATATAGATTTAATAATAGTGCATTTACAAACTCACTTCATTGTAATTATTATACAAAAATAATCCCACAATTAGTCGAAGTTGTACAACCAACTTACAATATATTTTTAAAATTTGGAAATGAATTCCCTTTCTTGGTTTCAGATGTTAGCACCATACCAACAGGGTTTACTGCAAATGAAATGAAAGTATTAGTTCAAAAAGTATCATCGGGAACAACTAGACCAAATCCAATACAATGGAAAGAAATTGACGTAATGCCTCAACTTTCGGCATCCACAAATAATAACTTCTTAACATTATCAGGACTAACAGGTGCAACAATACAAATCACCAAAGATATGTATGATAATGCACCAACATATAATTTAAATAATTATATAGATTTACCGACAGCCGCTCTTAGTGGGATAACATTAAATTTTGGAGGAGAGTACTTTTTTTACGGTTCAATACAAACAGACATTCAAGCAACAATATATGTTATGAATTTTTTATGTAATTTAGGACAAACTCAGTTTTTGACATCTACCAACCCAACTTGGGATAATTCGACACCACCATACATTACTGAAGTTGCTCTTTACAATGAAAATAAAGAACTTATGGTTGTATCTAAGATACAGTCACCTGAAAAAAGACAAGGAATTCAGCAGTATCCCGTTAAATTAGATTTTTAATATGGCTCAAAAAACAGATTTTAAAAATTCACCAAAAGTTTTGGGGTTGGATATATCTACAAAAACTATTGGATGGAGTTTGTTTGACATTCAAACAAAACAATTATTGGAATTAACACATTTTTCTCCAGTGATAAAACCAAAAGTAGAAAATAAAATTGAAGAACTTCTAATAAAGGTTAAATCTTTTGAGGAAAAACTTGTAAATTATAGAAATTTAGGAATCACAAGTGTCGTGATAGAAGAACCACTTTTAAATTCAAACAACGTGTGGACTGTCGGTACACTATTGAGATATAATTCAATGATTACAAAATCGATTTATGATATTTTGGGAATAGTACCTTCGTTTATATCAACATACAACTCAAGAAAGTTTGCTTGGCCTGATTTAGTACAACAAAATGATAAAGGTAAACACGTTTTATTTGGGGGACTACCAAAGGATATTGATAAAAAAGAAATCATTTGGAAAAAAGTTTCAGACAAAGAACCACAAATTACTTGGCTTTATACAAAAAATAACACACTTAAAAAGGAGTGTTATGATATGGCAGATTCTTATACTTGTGTTTTGGGTTATATGAATCAAGAAGGAATTTGGAAATAATTTTTTTATTAGATATTTATTAAATAAAATATACTATGAAAAAAATTATAAGGTTAACAGAATCAGATTTAACTCGAATTATAAAAAGAGTCATCAGTGAAAAAG